TTACTCAGTTGCCGTAGCCCGTTTCACCAGCCGCCTATCGTAGTGTTTGTGGGTTGTTGACGGGTCAGCATGAGCAGCGAAATCGTAGGCGTCCTGGTCACGATTTGCGATCTTTTTGGTAATTGCTGCCGGACGAATATCCTGGAGGGTGAAGTATTGGGGATGGGCCGTAAGTGTCTCCTCTTTCACTCCCTCATCGAATGTCAGAATCCAGGCCAATTGAGCGTCCTTCCAGCTGGATGCCCACCCGTGCCGCGTGTATGCCGCCGACCTCTTTGTGGGCGCGAATAGATACGGACTGGCGTTTTTTCGGTCCAGTGCACGAGCGACGACGACACGAAGCCGCGTTGACCATTCCCGGATCTTCAGTACTTCCACCTGCCCCTTCTTTCGCTTGCTCGAAAGGACGCTGACGCCGTCATCGGTCAAACCGGTTTTGAGGAATGGGCGCGTCTCCGAAGAGCGGAAACCCGTGAGATAGGTGAACATGGCCGCGCAGCCCATGACACGGTAATTCTCGCGTTGCTTCACCGACCAAAGATAGAACCGTAGGACTTGGTGTCGGGAAATTACCTTCGCCTCGGTGGTGGAACGGTTCTTCATCATTTTCGTGAAGGGGTTCGCCGGTAGAAGACCCCAACGAACGCCGTAGTGGCAGATGACTGAAAGCTGGCTGATCTCCTTGTTTGCCTTCACAGGTGCGCCGGCTGCTGCCCGATCTTCTAGGTACTGGTAGCCATGCTGCGTCGTCAGATCGGCGGGCCTCATACGTCCAAAGAACTTCGTCAGATTCGCGTACATCGCCCGCCGGGTCTTCTTGCCGTCCTCGGATTGATCCTCGTAGTACGTTGGGTCTTCCTTCAGTTCGAACCGTTCGATCATTTCTGAGACAGCCCCAGCGACAACGACGCCTTGCTGTATTTCGACCGCAAGCTTGGTCGCAAGTCGTTCAGCGTCGTAGCGCGCGGCGCGGTCCCCGAGGACGGCCGAGGCGAGTGTTTCGCTTCGCCCGTCCATGTGTTTGTATATCCAACTAATGCGCTGCTTGCCGACGCGCTTGTACAGCCTTGCTATCCCGGTCTTTTCCCACGCGGGTGAAGGCGTCGCGGTTCGGGGTGGACGTGAGACCGGCTTTTTGCTGGCCATCTGCTACTCCAAGTTTCTTGTCTCGATACGCCCGCAGTACGCGCGGGACACCATTTTTGTCCAAGACGTAGCGCCAGCCGTGGCGGTTGAGCCACCGCGCCATCATGGCCTTCTGATTCGCCTCACACCCGACCAGCGCGGCCAGGTCAGACGCTGATAGATATTCGTCCATTTGGACCTCCAAAACGAAGCCCGCGCTAGGCGGGCCTCCATGAATTTCGGGTTGTGTCCAACAAGCGCTAGATTGCTTCGGTCATGCTCTTACTGCTCCTTCATATCGGATTCGGCGCGCACCGCCGCGCCGGCCTGGGGCGCGGCGTCACGTATAACCAGCGCGCGATTTCGGGCACCCGGAACCGGGTCTTCTAAGATGGTGTGCCCTAAGTCCGGCTCGTCCGGCCAGTCCACCATCCACGCCACCGGCTGCGCCTCCCCGGCTACAGGGGCGCTTGCCTCGGGTAGGCGGTACTTGTCGACGATTCGCGCCAGGGAGTTGAAATTGATGAGGCACATCGCATGGCCCGGATAGTTCGGGCCGAAGTCGAATGGTTGACGAACACCCGTCGTGGCTTCGGTTACGTCCTGGCCCAACTGATGGAAGGGCAGTTTGCCGTAGCTGGGTAGCGCTTGCTCTGCTGCCTGGGGGGCATGGGATTGGTTCATTAATAGTCCTTGTATGATTCCCAACGCTAAAAGCAACTTCAAAGGGAAGGGGAGACAACATGGAAAATGGTCGTGCGCAGCTGGTTCCCGAATTGCTCGTCACCGATATTTCGGCCAGCCTAGAGTTTTGGACCGGGCTCTGTGGCTTTTCGGTCAAGTACAGCCGCGAGGAAGATGGATTCTCCTATCTTGATTTGGCGGGGGCGCAGGTGATGCTGGTAGAGGTGCGTGGCGAAAACGGTTGGATAACCGCGCCGCTCAACATGCCGCTTGGCAGAGGCATCAATTTCGAGATCAAGGTGGACGCTGTAGAGCCGACCATTGCGGCCCTAGCGGATGCGGATTGGCCGCTATTTCGGCCACTCGCGGAGCAGTGGTACCGAAGCGATGCTGTAGAAATTGGCGTGCGCGAGTTCCTGGTACAGGATCCTGACGGCTACCTCCTGCGCTTTTCCGCGCAGATCGGTCAACGGCCGTACCAGGGCGCCTAATCGCGTGCTGCCGCCTGGGCGGCGTTGTTCTGGTCGGTCATGCTGAAACTCCTAGACGGATGCGATACGATGCGTGCATCTCAATTGGCAAGGACGAAGAGTCATGGCATTCAGCGAAGATCCGTGGGGATTGGTGGAGGATTGGTTCAGTCGTCACGACGCGATACGAGATGCGGTGGGAAAATTCCATAGCAATAAGTCGGAGGCTACGTACGCCGCCGTTCGTGCAGCCCTGGAAAGTGAGGGTGAAGGCCGAGCGAGGGCGGAGATCGTGATTAGAGAGGCGCTTGGGCGCGGTGCGGGCACCGTAAAAATCACAAAGCATCCGCAGGGAGGCTACGCCCTGTCGAGAAAGCTTGATAACGGAACATGGCACGAAGAACGCACGGTCCATGACATCGGCGATGCGAAAGCTGAGGCGAGGGCTATGGGCTGTGACATCCCGGTCATCGATATCTAGAGAATTCGGTCTAAGGGGTGATTTCACGCCTGGTACCCTTTTCGCTGCTGGATGGCAAGGGCGGTTTCGTAGTGGTCCGTAGAGCAATACCCTTTTCCAATGTGCAAGATGTTTGACGGTCGGCCGCAATGGCATGCCGGTAAAGGGTCCGCCCGGTTTGCATCGAAGTACGCCTGTGCCTCAGTGCCGTATGGCGCGTCTCTATTCGGGATGTGCCCCGGGCCGTAAAGACCGTTCTCGATCCACTGCATGGCAGCGTCCGCCCCGCCGCCGTGCCTCCACTCGATCCACGCCGCTTGCTGAGCGACCGTCATGTTGTGGATGATCTTGCTCAGCTCATCGATCAATCGTTTCTGGCGTTCACTGTTCTGCGCGTCTTCAGCAGCCGGGGGCGCCAGGTGCTGCGCCAGTGCGCAGGCAAAGTCGGCGGCCAAGATTTCGGTGATGTACCGAGTGAAGTCATGGCGCTTCAGGCGTTTGACGAAGTACTCGACCAAAAAATCACGCCCGCCCATGCTGGTCTGCAAGTCATGTGCGCCCATGTCGGGAAGGCCGGGGCGTCCAAAGGGGCGGTATGTTCCCGGTGTGCCAAGGGCGGCGCTGATCAGTTCGCTAAGAGGGGCGCTCATGCGGAGGCTTCCTGTTCGGTGGGGATTTCGGCCTGGGCGGCAGCTGCTGCGGCTTCCGCCAGGCGGCGTTGCTTTTCGGCTTGCTTGGCTCGGACGGTTTCGACTGCGCCATGGGCCTGGAACAGATCCAGAAGGGCCGCGGCCGGGATGGTGATGGTTTCGGTCGCTACGCGGCCTTCCTGGATGTCTACGAGGGTTGCGCGCTGGTTGGCGTCCAGGCCCTTGATGAAGGCGTCCACGCCGCTGATGAGCGGGGAGACGACCTTGCGGGGCAGGGCGCGGCCGTGGATGGTGCTGGCCGTCACCCTGGTCTTGCCGGCGGCCTTTGCCTTGTCGAACTGACCTTGCAGGAAAGGGCCGGCGTTTTCACCGTGCATTGCGACGGCGTCTATGGCCGTGGACGCCTTGACCGCACCAGAGCGCACCAGGGCGTGTACATCGCTGTTGGCGTGTGCCAGGCTGATCATCTTGGCGACCCACTGCGGCGATACATTATCCAGGCGGGAGATGCGTTCGTTTTCCCATTTGAAGCCCGAAAGCTTCGCATAGCCGAAAGCGACTTCCAGCGGGCGGAGGTGGTGCCCCTTTGCGCTGCTGATCACGCGGGCGGTTCGGTCGGCGTCATTGCCCACGAACGCCACAACGTCAATCCAGACGATGCCATCTTCGTCTTGAAGCGGCGCGCCGGCTGCGATTGCGCGGCCCAGCTGTTCGTGGCGGCGGTGACCGTCAACGATCCACACGCCTTCGCCGGGTCGGGGGCGGACCTCCAGGGGTGGGACCTTGCCGCCGGCCATGATGTGTTCAAACAGCGCCTTGTCGTCTTCCTCGGCGGCTTCGCGTTCCTCGCCTTCCAGGAGTCCGATGGGCGTGCGCAGGTTGAAATCGGGTTCGACGTACAGGTCCTCATAGCGGACCTGCATGGCGTGAGCGCGCTTGATCTCTTTGGACAGGATCTTCTGGCGGAACGATACGGGAGGGGTAGGGTCATTCATGCTGACACTCCATTGGCAGTGGGGTACGATCCTTGCCGGCCACCTTTGCCGAGAGGAACGAATGAAAAAATCTGGTTTTTCGGTTGATCGGGCGCTACTGGCCGGCGGGGTCGCTCTGCTAGTAGGCGTCTTTCTGTGGAAGTTTCCGCATGGTTCATCGGAATGGGCGTCTTGGGTGCAAGCCTTCGGAACCATTGGCGCGATTGCGGGGGCATTTCACGTAGGCGCTGCACAGGCTAAGTCCGCCCAGGAGACTGCCCTGCTCGTAGAACAGAACAGGCGAACCGAACGTGAAGGCGGTATTCACGGGGTCATTGAGCACTTGGCACTTGAGACTGTCCAGGTGATGAAGCAAGCGGTTTCCGGCCTGTCCCAGTCTGCGGCACGAGAAACATGGAATGCGCGCCTTGGCCCCCGACTAGAAGCGGCGATCTCGATGTTCGATTCGTTGCCCGCACACGAAATTGGGGGTATCGAGAGGCTTCGGGTCGCACTTGAAATTAGGAAGTCAGCTGACCATCTTTGCGTTTCAGTCGCGAGTATCCTGAACCGAGACCTCCAAGATCCAGCTGCATGGGAGGACGCGAGAATCGCTTTCTCCGAGAATGCTGAGATCTGGGCGCAGGAACTGGACCAACGACGGGGTGCGTTGGCGGCGCTCTATTGAGTTGTACCGTTCGGCTCAAATGTGCTTTTCGCCGCCTAGGGCGTCTACGAGCTCGACGAGCAGCTTTGCGAGCTCACCGGTCATTAGGGCCATGTCCGAATCGAATTTCTCGGCATCGTTGGAGGCGGTGGTGTCGTTGCCCTCCTTCAGCACATCCAGGGGCGACACACGCTTGATATCGAGGCCTTCGGTCAGGACAAACGAAATCCGGTCTGCCCAGGTGAGCGCGAGGCGGGTGCATTGCTTGCCGGACAGGATGTGCCGGCGGGCGTCTTCTGCGTCGATGGAGTGCTTCACGTACCGGATAGCTGCGGCGCTTTCGCCGGATGACCGGAGTTCGGTGTCCTGGTCGATGGTGAAGTTGGCGGGGGCTTCGTCTTCGGCCAGCCAGCCGGTCATGGCGCTGGCCGGCGATTGCGTGACGTACAGGTTTTCGAGCGGGAACGGGTCGATGCACTTCGCCAGGATGCCGATCACTTCGTCTGCCCTGCTGGACGTCGCAGTGTCGATCACGAGCCAATGGTTCTGCGGGTCGATCCAGACGCGGGTATCGCGGTAGATGCTGAAAGCGCGGGGCAGTAGTTCGTCGGTGACCTTCTCCTTGATTTCCTTCATCTGCTTGGTTACAGGCGTTCGGGGCGATCGCTGCCCTTTGGGCTGGTTTTGCACTGGCACGGCGGCAGTACGCGGTGGGACTACGCCTTCAGCGAGCCCAGGAACGACGAGATCAGACCAGACGTGAACAGACGGACAGGGAGGAAGTGTCTCGAATCCTGCAGGCAGTTGAGGACGAATTAGAGATACGCCTCGAACAATTTCAGAGGGTTATCGGCGATGAGCTCGACGAATGCGTTGAAAACGAGAAGGGCCTATTCGCTGCGTATAACGTCATGCCCTCCGATCCGTTCCCCGTCTATCGGAGCTTGGTGGGTCGCCTTCCTTTGGTGAGAGACCAAGACATTCGACAACGAATAGTCCGGACTTATGCCCAACTGGAAGGCCTCGTACTGACGGTTCAGACCAATTCAGAGTTGGCGAGAATGTACTTAGATGCGGTTGCAGCAGTAGAACGTGGTGCGTTCCTCGACAGAATGGACAGGAGGGCGATCGCCGAAAAGAAGCTACGCGACTATTTCCCAATGCTGATCGAAGCTCGAAAGGAAGCAATCCATCAAGCAACCGCACTCGTATTATCAATCCGGATGTCCAATGAGCGGACTTAGGTTTGGTAGTGTGCGCTATTACTTTCAATTCTTGGTTTTGCCGTTGTGGTCGTGAAGAGCTACTTGCTGATGTTGCTGCCGAAGTTAAAGACGTCGATCAATTCTTCTAGGAAGCGGACGATCATTGCGACCATGGTGAAAGCTCCGGGGTAAGGTGATGGGGATCAGGCAGCGCCTGCCGATACCCCGCACGCGGGGCATGAGCCGGGAATGTCAGGCAACAAAGGCCAGCCAAGAATCGCCTTTGGCTTCGGCCATTTCTTCGTAGTTGTCCCATCCACGCGTTTGGGCAAATAGGTCCAAGGCCTCCGCCGAATCGACAGCGAGGGTGTTAAAGCCCGACGCATCGCCCAGGTTCTTTGCGACATAGAAGCGGTTCATGGTCATTTCCTCACTGCTGGGGCGGACGGGGAGGACGCGGGACGGACACAAGAGTGCCGAAGTCGTCCATAACCGCGTTGGAAAGCAACGGCATGCCCTGGTAGGCGTCACTGACGCTCTCCCAGGCGCACCAGTAGCGGCGGTCGTAGTACCGGCGGTTGCCGAAGACGCCGCCAGGCGTTTCGTCCATGTAGCAGCCGCCTACGTGGTCGTTTGTCTCGATGACGAGCATGGTCAGTGCCTCGGGATTACGCGGGGACGGGCGTGCAGTGGCTGACGGCCACGCAGCCGCGCTTGCCTTCCAGCCAGACGACGGCGGTACCTATACGCTTTCTCGCGTACCGTCGGCCCCGGCCGTGAAAGAAAAGCCCGAGGCGCTTTTCCGTAGCGCCCACGCGGCGCTGGTGTACGCGTTGAATTACTCGATGCAGCAATATGACCGACCGTTGATGAACAAGGCGATGTCCGGCAAGCCAGAGGGCGAAGGCAAAGGCCTGTCGGGCGTGGACGGCGTAGGGCAGGCTGGCATGATCCGCGCCGAGCTTGCGCGCCTCGCCCCGCTGCATCAGGCGGTGCTAGTGGCGAGCATTGCCCCCCCGCAAGTGCCGTGCGAATGCCGGGCGGCATGCTGCGGCGGATGGAGGGTGAACCCGGAATGGTCAGATGCTGTGGGGGCGCTCACGACAGTGTCCGCTGCTGCGGCCTTGCCAGGGTGCGTATCTAACGGGCGGCTGCGCTCCGCGCTGATCCAGCGGCTGCTGGGCGCGAAGGTTACGCTGGCTGAGCTAGCGGAAAGATACGACGTCGACGAAAAAACGGCGGGCGCACACAGTGCCAAACTGAAGCGCTGGTTGTTCGGAGGCCCGGCTATGCAAATGGGATTGCATCCTGAGGCAATCCGGGAAATTGCCGACCGCCTCGAGGCCTGCGGGTGGATAGCCCGGGAGCCAGGTTCGCATCTTGGCTAGGCCTTGACCCCGAATAGATGTGTAACGTATGGAAGAATTTTGACAATAATAAGTGTTCGATCTTCCTGTCATTTGCATTAATCTTAATTGCTGTTTCAATTGGTTATGAGGTAGCAGGTGCTCCCCGTGCCTGTGCCCGCGCGTGGGCGCCTCCTTCACCGCCCTGATAAGACACGGCCTAAGGAACATCAATGGCGAATATTTCTGTCGATTTGAGAGATACAAACGTAACAATCGATGCGACCAGTGCGAATGGTGTGGAAAACAGCGCGCTTGTGATGCTGGGGCCTAATACGTTGACTGTGGATGGCGTCAACCTCTCCGCTTCAGTTCCGCTCTTTACGTTTCCGTCAACAGGTGCGACTGTGATCGTCACTAATGGCGCCAATCTTCAAGCGTCAGATCTACTGTTCGCCGTCGCCGATGCTTCCTCAATACCAGGCAAGCTCCTGATTGACGGCAACTCTTCGGCTACCGTCAATCAGTTTGGCACTGTGCCTTCGGGCGGTGTCGTAAATCTGAACGTGGAGTTCAGCGGCGACGGAGATGGCAGCTTCACATATGTCAACTCTGTTGTTTCGGGCCCTGTGACGATAAGCGGGATGAGTGCAGGAGATTCCGTCCATGTGCCTGGTGGGATTTTGACGGCGTTTAACTACGATGCGGCATCCGGAACTGGCTCCGCCCTCTTCGCGAGCGGTGCCATGCCGGTAGTGATGTCGATTACGAACATGGCTCCGGAGATAGGAGCAATCATTGCTGCGGATCCGCAAAGTTATTTCAGCAACGGTACCTTTGTGATGCCAGTCTGTTTCCTAAAACGTACGCTTGTGCGCACCCCAGATGGCGAGGTCGCCATTGAGTCCTTACAGCCTGGCGATCAGGTCCTCGGGCTTTCAGGAACGCGCCACGTGAAATGGGTAGGCTGGCGCAAGTATCGTGTCGCGCTGTTGCGTTCTGACAGCGAGCGTGCGGCGACGTGGCCAATTAGGATTCGGCAGCACGCCTTTGGTCACAATCTGCCAGAATCCGATTTGTGGGTTTCACCCTGGCATCATCTCTTGTTGGATGGCGTGTTGGTGCGCGCGAAGTGTCTTGTCAATGGGAGCACCATCGTTCAAGAAGCGCGGGTGGGGTGGATCGAGTACTACCACGTAGAGTTGGATCAGTTCGACGTTGTCTTGACCCATGGGGTGTATTCCGAATCGTGGGCCGACGGTGGCAATCGCGATTTTTTCCAGAATGCGCCTGTCTCTGAACTTCGCCCGCAGGACCGTAAGCGTCGCTTGGCCGAACGGCCCGGTTTTACTGTATTGCGCGACCCCGACAGAGAAGCGGCTTTGCGGGAAAAATATGCCGTTCGGGCTGTGAATATTTCATCCCTTGAGCCGCACAAAGCCGTGGCCAATGGGTAGACGGGCTCGTAGTTGGATAAAAATTCTGTTGACCTTGGGATTTTTTTCACCCAGAATACGGTCCTAACAGATAAGGTGAATTACTGCGCCCAAACAAAACCCGCCAGCGAAAGCAGCGGGTTTTTTGCTTTTTGCTCTTGTCGATTTTCGAACAGCCAATGAAGATCACCGATGATTGGCTGCTGCGTGGCAGACCCCGAACGGCGGCTACAACAAGAGGCAGCTGACTATATTGGGCGTGCCCTGGCCGCCCAAGCGCGGACGGAAACGTGACGTGTTAGGTGTGGACGTGCCGGATGAGGTCGCGCGCGAGTTCGAAGCGGCTGCGGGGCACCAAGAGGCCGGCGATTGAGCCTAGTCCTATCGGGGCTCGGGCGAATCTAATCTCGTATGCGAGACGCGACCATCTTAACTATCGTGCCGTCCGGGAGCTGATAGCGCCCAGACCCAAGCCATGTGACGTGCCGTCCGTCCGGCAGGCAACAGTAAAAAAATGCGGGGTGTTCCTCCCCGGGCAGAAAGCGGCATCGCCTTTCTATACGGTATGTCGTTCCATCGTCAGCGGCCACCATAAGCTCCAGGGCTGGTTTGCTGTGGTTGTTCAACATCACGCGCCTCCTTAGTGCCTTTGCATCGTTTTAGTGCAATTGGGGCATCGCTCTCGTGTGACGTCAATACTCCTTTTAGCCAGGTCCGGCTTAAGCGGTGCAGCATTTTGGTGTTTGCGGGCCTGACCGAGCGGTCAGGCTGCGGCCTTCCAGGCTCTCTACGCGGGTTCAATCCCCGCAGCCCGTTGCCGACAAACGAAAGCCCCGTTACGGATCCTCCGGTCGGGGCTTCTGAATTACAGCTATAGAACTTCACCCTTCGCTATCAAGGGCCGCGCGCTGGGCATGGCATGCGGGGAAGGGATCATCGCGCCGGGCGGTGTGCAGTTGGTGGCACCCGGTACCAATTCAAAGGCAGGTAGAAGCCATGAAGATCTACACCAACAAGCAGCACCGCGATGTGCATACCGCAAAGGTCGAGCAGGGCGTGGCGCTACGCGTCATTGCTGAACGCGTAGCGGAAAAGTTGGGTGTCAGCCTGGATTCGCCCACCGTGTCGTATAGGGCGTACATTACCAGCCGTTCCACCAGCACGGGATACACGTATGAGGTCGAGGTCGAGATCATCGACGATCACGCGGCCACAGTGGCGGCGGCGTAGGCATGGCAAAGCTCAAGACACTCAAGCCGCGCATTGCGATGGCTGGTTCCAGGCTGACCGCAGCGCCCACGCCCAGCGCCAAGCGGATGACAGGCCGCAAGCTCCAAGACCGCCGGTTGCGTATTTGGTCTGCTAATCCGCACTGCGCGCATTGCGGAGCGTTGACCCTGTACCCGCACGGATTTGAGCTTGACCACAAGGTAAGCCTGTTCGATGGCGGCGAAGACACCGACGCAAACACGCAGGTGCTGTGCGTGACCCGCGACGCGCACGGGCGCAAGGTCGGATGCCACGACGCCAAGACACGGCAGGACATGGGATACAGGGGCCGCGCGTAATGGCACAGCACACAGTCATGGTCTCGGTTCGCGTCGCGTGATGGGTGCGTTGGTATCTGTCCGGCGTGGCGTTGGCCGCGCAGATAACCGGTGCAACGCCTGACGCGGCCAAGGTGGCGCGCTGGATCAGGCGTGGCCTGTCCGTCTGCGTCACCAGAAGGCCGTAGCGCGTCGCATGGTCATGGTGATGGTGCGCGCCCAGCCGCTCCGGCGTTGCGTCCTGGCGGCCCTGTACGCGGGTGGCTGAGGCCATGGCAGAGGGGGGCGGGTCGAAAGTCTGGCGGGTTGCCGGACTGGAAACCACCTGTTCCCTCACGCACAGAAAATTTCCCCAATTCGGAAAATTGTTAACCCACTTTTGTTAACCAAAACCTATGGCATTAACCGACAAAAAGCGCCGCTTCGTCGATGCGCTGCTGTCGGGTCTATCCGGTGCGAAAGCCGCTATCCATGCGGGTTACAGCGAAAACGGGGCGGCCCAAGCAGCCGCCCGACTGATGCGTGACAAGCATGTTCTGGCCGCCTTGGGGCGCAATGCCGAAGTTAACAAAGGAGTTAACAAAAATCGGGTTAACAAAAAGGCCGAATCGGCGGATGCGACGGAGCCGAATACACCGGCGAATGGACCGTGCGACGCAGCCGCCGACGCTGACTCCATGGCCGGAATTGGTTTGAAATCGCTAGGGCTTACCTCGGATCCGCGTGCGGTGCTGGTGGCCATCATGAACGACTCGTTAGAAGAACCGAAGCTTCGGCTAGAGGCCGCGAAGGCGCTCATGCCGTTCACGCACGGGAAAATTGCGGAACAGGGCAAGAAGGGTGCAAAGCAGGAGGCGGCAAACAAGGCTGCTACCGGTGGGCGATTCGCGCCGCCACCACCACCCACGCATCTACGCGTTGTCGGGAAGGGGTAAACCATGGCCTGGACAACCGCGTGCCCTGATTGGGCGGAACGCCTGCGCACGCGACAGTCGATCATTCCGCCGCCGATCTATCCCGACCAGGCCGAATATGCGCTGGGCATCTTCAAGCAGCTCAAGGTCGTGGATCTGGCCCAGGTCTACGATGAGGCCATCGGGACGTACCGACACCAGACCTTTGGGGAATGCTCCGAAGAATGGGTGTTCGACTTTGTGCGGGCGATCTTCGGCGGATATGACGCCACCACCGGCAAGCAACGGATCCGGGAATATGGCCTGCTGATCAGCAAGAAGAACACGAAATCGACTATTGCCGCCGGCATCATGCTGACGGCGGTAATCATCTGTTGGCGCCAGGAAGAGGAACACTTGATCCTGGCGCCGACCAAGGAAGTCGCAGACAACAGCTTCAAGCCAGCAGCCGCGATGGTTCGGGCGGACGAGGAACTGTCAGACATGTTCCACGTTCAGGACCACATCCGCACCATCACTCACCGGACGACGCGCAATAGCCTCAAGGTGGTGGCCGCCGACACCGATACGGTATCGGGCAAGAAGTCCGGCCGCATCTTGGTCGATGAATTGTGGCTATTCGGCAAGCGCGCTAACGCGGTGGCGATGTTCCTGGAGGCTCTCGGAGGTCAAATATCGCGTGATGAAGGCTGGGTAATCTACCTGGCCATGACGGCCATGGCTACAGTGTTCGGGACGAAGGATCATGGCGCCATCATGCCGAGCGGCGTGGCGTTTGACGGAACCAGCGTGGTGACGATCCAGTTCGATGTGCCGGTAGGCCCGTTGGTGCGCGACGAAGGTATCGAGGATCCGGGCCAATGGGGGTTCGAGATCTTCGACGGTAACGGCTGGAGCATGACGGACCCGGATCATCACGCCGGGGTAACGATTACTCCTGAATTTGTGGATGGCCGCACCGTCCGCCTGACGTGTTCGGAGTCGATTCCGGCGGGGCCTCAACGCAGTGTTGGTTATGCCTTGCAGGGCTGGCTGGCTCCGAAGGAGTCGGGCCAAGGGTCTCGCGGGCAGATTCGCGATTCGTCGCCGGAGGTGTCGATCACCAACGGCCAGGTGCTTCCGAACTGGATGCCGCATTTTCTTGAACTGTTCTAAACGAGGACGACATGACCGTTGTTACCCGAGCTTCAAATATCTTTACGGCGCCGAACCTGCCCATCATGTCGGACCTGATCAAATCCGGAATGGTCCTGGGGCTGCGGCCCGTGCAAACCACTGGGGTGATCGACATTTCCCCGTCTCAAGCGTCGCTGACAGCGGTTGGCGCGCCCACGATGACCGCGGCGGGCGTTCGCGTGGGGCCGATGAACTACTACCGCTCCAATGTCCAGGAGCCGAGGAACCTGACGCTCATTGCTGGCTTTCGTATCAGCTCCGGGCCATCGCTTAGCGGGACTGCACAGCTGATTGGCAGTCTGCGGGGGAGTTTTTCTGCATCGAACGGTTCGGGGATCTATGCCGGCCTCTTCGCGAGCAGCCCGAACTACATCGGGCTGACCTATGGATCGAGCAATGGTCCTGGCGGCTCGCGCGCGTCGGTGTTCCCGACCGGCGTTGTGATTGCGCAGCCCGCACCGACGAACTACGTCAGCCCATGGTTGTGGTGCGCGGTGACCATCGATTCGGATGGCATCGCCGGACGGCGGTATGTCGCGAAGGCCGAAGGGCCGATCGTTGCCGTGGCTGCCAATGGCTTGACGGCCGCTATGGGGGATCGGGACAGAGCGTCGCTCATCCTGGGGGCTTTCGATGACGTGGCCGTTGACAATCATTGGCGTTTCGAGATGGCCGAGTTGCTGGTCTATAACCGGGCGTTTTCGGAGGCCGAGGTGCAGCAGCAGTACCGCGATTCGTTGCTGTACATGAAGGCCATCGGCGCCCAGATCGGAACCTGACCCCCAACCCTTTCCCTCGCCCGCTTCGGCGGGCTTTTTTTCATCCATACGGGAGGCAACTATGCGAACCGTCTACAGGAGCAGTGCAACTATGGAACCAGGTTCTACGGGGCTGGGAGGCCTCGCGGCTTTGAAGGTCGCGATGGCGTATGGCGTGCCGGCGGCGGTTGCGGCCATGCTGGGTTTGCTGATCATGCCGCCGCGGTCCGCGCGCGAATTCACGGTCCGCACGATTTCGACCGTTTCTTGCTCCTTCCTGTTCGGGCCGGCGCTGGCGGGCGCAGTGATCGCCTGGAAACCGGGGCTGATGGAGGCCATGACCTGGCTGGCACAACATGGCGCCGGCAGCGATGACGCGCTGCTGGCGAAGTTCTACGTGTTGGGGCCGAGCATGCTTCTGGCCGGCCTTCCTGCGTGGTGGGTGTTGGGGGCGTATATGCGATGGATGGCAAGCATGCGCCAGAAGGGGCTGCTTGAATGGGTGGCCGAGGCGCGCGCGAAGCTCTTCGGTGTGCGGCCTGGTGGGGAGGGGTGATTGTGGATCTGAAGACAGTTATCGAGGTCGCAATCAAGCCGGCGCTCGCGCTCTTGCCGCCGAAGATGGACACTGCGGCAGCGCGCGTGATGCTGCTGGCTATCGGCCTACAGGAAAGCCGCTTTCTGCACCGACGGCAGATCGGCGGGCCGGCGCGCGGCTTCTGGCAGTTCGAGCGGGGCGGCGGCGTTCGTGGCGTTTTGACCCATCCGGCCAGCCGCGATCATGCCTACCGGGTGTGCGCGGCTCGGGGCGTGGATCCGGTGGCCGCAGCTGTGTATCCGGCTCTGGAGGCTGACGATGTGCTGGCGGCCGCCTTCGCACGCCTGCTTATGTGGACCGACGCTTGGCGCCTGCCGGCAGTCGGCGACACGCAGGGCGGGTGGGAACTGTATATCCGGACCTGGCGACCAGGAAAGCCACATCCGGGAACTTGGCAGGCGCTGTACGCGCAGGCCGTCGCCGAGGTAGGGGGTGAGCATGTGGGCATGGTTTGAGCGCGTCAAGGGTGGCTTACTGCTGATCGGTCTGGCGCTGGCCGCCCTTCTCAGCATTTTCTACCGGGGGCGGGCAACCGGCCGCCAGGCGGAACGGCAGGAGCGGGCAGAACAGATCAACGAACAGGCGGCACAAGCCCGCCAGGAGGTGCGCGATGTGCAGCAGGAAACGGCGCGTATGGGCGATGACGCTATTGCTGACGAGCTTAAATCTGACTGGGTGCGCGGCCCCGGCAAGGGTGGGCGTTGAATTTTGCGACCATGCGCGGCCGGTCTATTTTGATTCAGACGAGCAGGTCGACGCGACGCCGGCCTCGATCCGCCGGCAGATCCGGGACGCGAACGCGATATGGCGGGCGCTGTGCGATCGCAGATAGGTCACATTCGGTATCATTGGCCCTTTCCAGGAGGTCTTGATGTCGATACGCCTTTTGCTTACCAGCCTAGTCGTGGTTCTGGCCGGCTGCGCGAGTACAACGCCCACTGCATTGGCGGACGCGAAGCAGGCGCCGGCTCAATACCTCTACAAAAATCAAGTTCGTATGAGCGAGTCGGATGCGCGGATCTTGGTCATCCGAGATCAAGGCCTGATCGGTGCCGCGTGCCGACTGGGATTTTTCATTGACGGACAAAGGGTCGCGGATCTCGACTCCAAGGAGACGGCATCGTTTTACGTCCCTGCCGGCACAAGGCTTCTGGGGGCGGGCGTTGCCGCCGAGGCGAAAGGGCTTTGCGGGTCTGGCGGGGATTCTCGACTGCGGCAGAGGGAAGCTATATTTGCGCCTGGCCAGGAACGAACGTTTCGGCTGGGCATCAGTGCAAATGGCGACCTCGACGTGCTGCCCGTTGCTCCGTAAAACTGCGTCAGATGCCGGGGCCTATTGAATTGCACCTTCAGCGGGGTGCCATCCCCTTGCGTAGCTTGTCCGGTGTCTCCATCATTTCCTGCACGTCCTGGTCGCGCTCGATGACACAGGGCTCTTCCCGTAGCGCCTGCATGAAGTCGTCGTAGAGACTGCCAGTGATGCCGGCAGGGCGCTTGAAGTCGCCCGACAGCTGGTAGGCGCGCAGAACGACCGAGCGCAGGCGCTTGACCTCCCATAGTAGGGTGATCACATCGGCGTTCCATGACTGGCGCTCACGGATGGCGCGTAGGTCGGCGTGGAAGAGGGGCGGTTTGAACGGCAT